GGACTATCCTTACCATACACAAAATTCAATCATTTGTACATATATTGCAGGTAGTAATCGAGTTCAGACTGCAATACACAAAGAGGCTACTATGCTAGTTGCGGCTGAATTGCTTAGACATGACGACCAAACGATTCTAATTGCAGAAACAGGCGGCAACATCTCGACGAAGGAAAAGTATGATATACTCACAAAAGAAGCATACGATATACTCAAGGGCAAGGCCGACATGGTTTTCTTATTAGATTGATATGTTTTCTAAAATTGGCATTAAAGAGTTCCAACACTATTTGGATATAGAAAAGGAACGGCAGTTAGCACTACAAGAACTTTCGGAAATACTAGGAATAGACATTACATTTAGTGATGAAGAAATAAGAAAAAATGCAGAAGAAAATTTTGCAAAAAATTTTAATAAAAAAATAGAAAAGGAGTTGAATAAATGGATGAAGTCAGCCTTCTCATAGATTTAGTTAGCAGTAATTGGTCGTCTTCTGCGACTACTTTACAAAGTGCAGGGACGATTACAGCAGACCATGTTGCTATTCCCAACTTTGTTGATGTAAGAACATTACAAAAGAATAAAGGAGTTCGATATGATTTAACTGCTAAAGATGTTATTATCTTCTTTGAGGATTCCCAAAACATAGAATACCCTACTACCAACTTTGATGTTAGGAATGAAACCTATTCATTTACTATGCATATAAGAACCATTCACGATGAAAGGGCTGGAACTGATGCTAATTTTGGCAGGGATAGGCTAAGGGCTTTATACTTGGTCGCTCGTCATGCACTTGAGCGTAGCCGAACAGGATATACAGCGAGTGATGGGTCTAAATTTAATCAATTATTCGTAGGTTCAAGAAGTGAAAGCAATGACCGTAGTAAGCGTCTATTCGGCTATAAATTATCAGTAGAAACAAAAAGATTCGCATTAACACTCCCTTAGTAAGTTTGTAAAGGAAAGGAGAGGATAACATGGCAGTAGAAAACAGCAGTATATTTTTAGGTAGCGGCGCAACGATGACTTTAGTTCCAGAATTGGACTTTTTCTTCAAGGCGGAAACAACAAGTACAACAGCAATTCAAATTGAAACAACTAATGCAGTTCAGTTTCAATTAGTTCCTAATCTTTATGTTGGTTGTACCTTAGATTGGTACGATAACGGTGTCTATACTTCTTCTCACACAATTACTGCAAATGACCATGATACCTTTACAATTACACCTGCTACGGGTGCGGCGGTTGTCACTGCTGATGATGAATTTGTTTTAAGAGCGTATGGTTCACCTTGTCCTGCTCCCGATTCAGATAATGACGGAACAGGTAAAACAAGACTTCATGCTGACAATTGGCTTGGTTTGATTGAAACCGCTTCCTTCCCAAACATCGAAGTTGAAATGAAACAACTAAATCTTTCTCTTGGTGGTTCTCGAAATTTTACTCACCAATACAAAGGCATTGAAACTGCTTCCGGTGGTAATCTTGCATTGGTTTGTAATCAAGTCACTTGGCTTTATTATGCTTTAGGCAAGTGTACCGAATTAAGTTTTGGTGGTGGAACTTCTGCTTCAAACCACCCAACTAATTATCACACAGGAACAGCCGCACATAAGTTGTATTTCCACGGAACCTCGAATACTTCTCATGTTGATGAAGGTCCGTTTATTTATCGTGTTGGTCAAGCAAGTTATGGAGAAAATCATATTATTCCCCCTTTGCTTTTTACTGTTGATGATACCGTTGCTGATTTAGATTCTGCTACTTATCCTGTTGCGGCAACAGGTCAATACATCACATACAAGTTTGAAGAAACAAATGGCGCACATTTGCCATCATTTGCACTTGAGTATTCATTGACCAAAGATGTGGCAAATAATTTCCAAGCAGACCAAGATGCAGATGCAGAAGACATTAACTTTGTTCGTGTAGCAAGAGGTAATCGTGTCAATACTTTGACAATGACCGCTAATGAAAACGAAGAAGTTAAAATGACTTTAGATTTGAATACAAGAGCAGTGACTCCTATTCCTCAAACATTAGCAAGTCCAAGCACAGGTTATGAATCAAGAGGTGGGCAAACTGCTAATTCTGGACTATTTAACTTTACAGCAGAACCAACTCACTTAGAACCATTCTTCTTTTCGGATGGAACTATTAGCGTTTATGGGCAACAATTCCTAAAGATTACAAATTTCACTTTAACAATTAACAACAATCTTCAAGATAAGAGATTCATTGGTGCTGGTAATAAAAGCATTAAAGAAGGGATTCCTTCACAAAGAACTTATGAGATTGCTCTAACTGCTCTTGTGACAGATGATAAATTGTTCACTGAATTATTAAACCAAGATGAAAATAATGATACTGCACAATCTATTGATTTGGTATTTACAAAAGATAGTGGAGAATCATTTACTCTTGCTTTTGATGATTATTTCACAAGTGCTAATACTTGGACAGTTCCCGAAGATAAAGGAGCAATTACAGTTGAAGCAACTTTAATGCCAAGAACTTTAACGAATTGCACTACTACAACTCATTGGGTATTACAGGGATGATTTAAATGGTTTCATATCATGAAAAATACCTTGCTAAACTTGCTAAGAAAAAGGCTTCTTCTAAAAAGAAGAACGCCAAGAAAGATACTCAAAAGGTGACTCCAAAGACGGAATCTAAACTAGAGTAATCATATTCCACCAACACACCGTTTGTTTGTTTGTTGGTTTTTGAAGGTGGATAATATGTTGAATAATAAAAAAATTATATCAGATAAGAGTGCTTTATTTGCACTCACAGAAGCGAAGGAACACTATGTTAAAGTGTCACCTGAAACAGAAGAATACCTTAAGGTTTGGGTAAAGGAACCCACTTGGCTTGAAGCCGAGAAAGCCTTAAATTCAGTTATGAAGATTGACCAAAGAACTCAATCCTTTGATATTGATTTACAAGCCATGTATAGATACATGGTTGAGAATTTTATTGAAAAGACTGAACCATCACTTTCCACTCTCGATATGCTACGATTAAGTCCGTATGTCGGGAATCAATTAAAAGAAATACTTCCTAATCCTATGTCTATGATGCAGGAGGATGAAGAAAAAAAGGATGATTAGGGGGGCAGTTAGGGGTAAAGAAACTTCCCCAAAAATTGCATCCTTAATGGTTGTCTATATGCTTTCAAAAGCATTAGGAATAAGTCCCTTAGAAGTCTACAAAATGCCGGTTAGTTTAGTCACTGATTTACTAATGGTTCACTCAGCAGTTGAAGAAATAAAATCAGAGGAAATGGATAAGATTACAAAGAAAGCGGAGAATGCTAAATATGGTCGATGAAATTCAACGGGCTTCGAGTTCTTTAAAAGAACTCAATGATAATGCTTTAGCCGGTGAAAAGATTTTTTCCGGCTTTCTTGGCACAATGGTTGAAGTTGCTGCTGGAACGGAAGGAGCAAGTAAAGCATGGACTACTTTAAGTCGTTTAACTTCTGGAAGCCCGATATGGAAATTACAGAACAAAGCAAGAGCATACCTTTCTATCTTGGCTGGTTTTCAAGAAAGAGCGTTAAGAGCAGAAAACGCACAAAGAATGCAAAATAAAGCGGCTGTTGATGCTATTCTTAATGTTGATAAATTAACAGAAGAATATAGAAAGTTAAAATTAGCCGCAGGTTCTTATAATAAAGAGCAAGAAGAAGCATTACAAAGCACTGTTGCTTTTTCCGAGGCCATTATTTCTGGTAAAAGTAAAAGCGAAGCATATAAATTATCTCTTGCGTCTTTGGGTGATTTGGTAAAAAACAATTCAAAGGAAGTCAATACTTTTTTAGCGGCTAGAAAAAAAGCCGCAAAGTTTGAAGAAAATCTACAAACGGCTAAAGGAAGAGGAAGAATAAAGGCTGGAATACAAAGCCAAAAAAGAAAAGCATATTCTATGCTAACGGGCGAAGGTTTTAACACAGGTAGTGTTAAAGGTGAGAGAGAATCTGTAAAAGGTGTTTTAAAAGCGATAGTTGGTACGCTTACGCCAAAAAAAGAAGAAACTCCTTTTAGTAAAATATTTAAACTTTATAAATCAAGAAGTTCCTTTAGTGAAACTGTTAGTAAATTTTCATTAAAATTCCAAAAGAGAATGCTTAAAGTAGTTATGGGCCTACAACCTTTATTTAAAATGGCATTTAATTTCCTTATATATGCGATGTTAGGAATTTTAGCCTTCCTTGTTTTTGCTAAAGTGGCATATGATATTTTTGATATAATTAAAGACTTTGGGGCATTAGATGATATAAACGCCATTATAACTTCAGCGGTGAGCATAGTAGGTAATTTATTTACTATTATTGGTGCATTCTTAAGTGGTGACTTTGAAACAATACTTAGTTCAGGTTTAGCCATAGTCAATAGCGTAATTGATATTGCTTACAAAGCAGGATTACTAGCAGCAAAGGCGGGATTAGCGATTCTTGTAGGGTTATTTTATTCATTACTTGACTTTATGGATTACTTCTTTTTTCAAGAAGGATATAAAGTGGTACTTCCCGCACTCTATAAAATAGGAAAGTTCTTACTTGCCGCTTATTTTGTTAGATGGATAGCAGGTCAAGCACTATTACTATTAGGAATTTATGCCTTACCTATTGGAATGGCTATTGTTATAGGAGCCGCTTTCTTAGCATTTTATAGAAAGGTTGCAGGACACCCTGTTTTAGAAATGATTGTTTTTGGAATGACGGCAATTATTGGAATTTTAGCCTTTGTTGCTGGAGGTTGGATTATAGCAGCAGGGGCATTTGTTGGATTATTATTGATGGGGCTTGCTAAAAAATTCAAGTTCTTTGCTAAAGCAACAGGTGGTACAAGTCACGGAGGAATGACACTTGTTGGAGAGCAAGGGCCAGAATTAGTCAATTTACCTGCTGGCGCACAAGTTAAAACCAATTCGCAAACAAATAGAATGATGGGTGGAACTACCGTAAATAACTACATTACCATCAATGCAAAAGATACATCTAAGGCAGAAATGCGTAGGATTGCGACTGAACTCGGTAATATGATTAACACCAAGATGAATAGAACAGGTGCTACTCGAACAATGAGATGATATTATGGGCTATGTATATTTAAAAACACAAGCATACAGTGGCAGTGACTTGTCCATTAACACAATACCATTAGATGTTTCTAGTGTTGGAATAAGTGTTTCTAAAACAATTCCTGCTTTCCCTGTTCCATTATCAGGTGTTGCTGTTGGCGAGTCTATTACTGCGGCTTTAGATTTAGGAATGGCAACAAAAAACATTTCTTTAAGTGGTACAATAACAGATACTTCAATTACAAAAACAATTGGAGGAACAAATACAACATTAACATTTACAGCACACGAAGTTGCACAAATGATTGCGGCTGGTGTTGATTCGACAGGTTTTGCTAAGAACCAAGCCTTTTCTGAATTAGTTATTTTAATGCCATCATTTGTTGATAGTGAGTATTCTGCAAGAGCAGGAATAGACACAACTGATAGAAGTACGGGAACTTTAATTCCATGAACATTCGGTTCAAGAGGTGGAGCAAATTCAAAGGATAATTGAGGCGTTCCCACTCCATTCTCAACATTTCCAGATGCTTCTACTGATATTGGCTTAACAGGATTCGTTAGAAGTTTTACTTGTAATTTTGAAGCAGAATCCTTTGATTTGACTTTTAGTTTAGAGTTTGAAGTTGCAAGTATTGTTCCTTGAGGTGATTAAATGTACGATGTATTAACAGGAAAACAAAGAGCATTAGTGTTCCCTGTTATGTGTAATGCAGATGTTAAGATTGATTACTCAGACAATGTTCCAGATTCAGCAGATGATGTTGGTTATGGTATTTGGTCGCATGGTGGTGACTTTACCTTTGAGGCCATTGTGACTCCTTATGATATTAATGGGGCCGCTATTGCATCTTTAAGAGGAAGAACATTAAGCAATACTAAAAAAATAATGCCACATGCTGCTTCAAGTTCACAAAGCAATAGATACCTCCCAATAGCAGATGCTCTTACCCATGAAATGAGAATCTTTTCTAGCACTAATTTTTACATTTCTCTTAAAAATGCAACGACAACCAATGCAAATCAACCTGCTGAATATAAAATTTTAGTTGGAATAAAATTAAGTAGTGGTGCAGTTCAAGAATTTACTACCGATAATGTTGTTATTATACCAACTAAGGATAGGGCTTGGACTTACACTTCAACAGGATTATATGGATTTAATGAAGAAGGAAGAATTGAATATGATTTTGCCGCACTTGTGGATTCAAACTTTTCTTCGGGTGGAACTACAATTAGTTGTTCTTCGGTTGTTTCCGATACCATCTCCGAAGGTGAGCCGTTGTTCATCCGAGATGGGTACGATTTTACGGCCATAGGGACCGTTTCTTCGACTGATACCTCCGCCAACACCATCACACTCGGCAGTGCCTACAATGCCGATATTTCCTCATCAACTCAATTACTACGAAGGACTTATGCCGACCCAACCTATATCAACAATTCATTTCATATCGCTTGCACCTATGATGAAACTGCTAAAGAATTAAACATTTACTTTAATGGCTTATTGGTTAAAACTGGAACTCATGCACAGTCCGGTACATTTTCATTTGAAGATGAAGATTTATTTATTGGGGCCAATGGTAATAGAGAAGTTGGTATGAGTTCAGCAATAGATAACAAACAATTTATGGGAGAAATGCATGAAATGTGTTTAACCTCAGTAATTCGCAGACGCTTTCCATCTATTACTAATTTACACCCGAATTATAACGATACATTATTTTACTTTAGATTTGAAGAGGTGGACTTATGACATTAGATGTATTTAATGAAGGTATGTTCGTCGCAACAAGCCAACCAAGTTCGGGAACAGTTGCCTCCTATAATTTTGATGTTCCTACAAATCCAGTAATGACTACTCTCTCTACATCATTTACAAGTGGAGATGTTTTATTTTCTGCCATATATACCGATGATAGTGAAGAAAGTGCTTTTAATGAAGTAATAAGTAGTGCTACATTACAAGCAGAATACGAAAATCTATCAGTGACAAAAGGATTCAATATTCATTGTTTTGATACTGTTTCTTCAACAGGTGTTAGTTTAGCGACAATAGATGCCGCAACCGGCTCACCTAATATAAACACTCACTATTACTTTGTTTTAATTCATTCCGACGACCATCTAAAACATCATTTTGCTAGAATTACAGAAATTAAAACTAGTGATGTATTAGGTGACTCTTTTGACTTTGAGCCAAAATTAGGAAATGAAATTGCTCAAGGAACTAAATTTAAATTATACAAAGGGCCGGCAATTACTTCAAAGGGCGTTGCTTTTTCAGCAGGTATTAAGCAAGACCTAAAGACTTCATTACAAGTAGCAAGACCTCACTTTTGGTTTGTTAATGATTCTTTAGATAAAGATAATCAATTAGACCACAATACTAAATATTTTGCTAGAATAGATGGCGAGGGTGACGGAAGTAGCATTACATTAAATACTGCGGCAAATAGAGTTGCATTCCTAACAGTTTCCGATTATAAAGAAAAGGTAGTTGATTACAGTAAATTTTCATTAAACGCCACTAGCCATGACACTTTAGAAAGACTAGATTATTTATTTCATAAGTATGGTAATACCTTTACTGCTACAACAGTAGCCGGTTCTGCTGAACTTACAATTACCGGCGGTAGTATGGATTCTACACTAATGTTCAAAGGTTTATCATTACAAGGAACAGGTATTAAAACAGGAACTAGTGGAACAGGAACAAATAAGTTCTTGTCTTTAGATTCAAGTAGTTCAACTAATAAAATAATTATGGAATTTGCAGCACATGGTAGTGCGACAATTACTGTGACAATGTTTGATAACGAAAGGTCTAATATTGGAACTGATGATGCAGATTATGATAATTATATTGAACATGCAAATAGAGATGTTGCTGATGCTGATGCAAAGAATGACTTATCCGGCCCTACAAGATATTTACATTATGATTACTCTCCAACTAAAAACAATTCTACTATTAATGTTGTTGATTTAGAAGTTCAAGAATCTATTGGCAACAAATCAAGTTATGCTGATTTAAAAATCTCCGACCCTTATCGTATCTTATCAAAGAAAATAATTAACTATGATGCCTTGCGAATAAGGCAAATGGTTCATAGGGGCGACTTTAATGATTGGATTTCATTTGGAGCAACAATAACTTCATACACCTCTAAGAATGGTAGTAATCAACCACTTTATGCTATAAACACTCCTGTTGATTTAAGAGATTATTTAAATGTTAATGATGAAGTTTTAATCAATTCTAGAGTAATGATTGTGGTTGATTTAGATGCATCAAATCTTAGATTTAGGACTGAGAGTAGATTAGAAACAGAATCTATATTTACTACTTCCACTAACTTAGAATCAATTGCGGCAGATACTGAAATTTATAGAAGAGCATGGAATACAACAGATGGTACTCTTTTGACAGGAATGAAAATGATTGATGGTAGAGAGGGCGGTTTAACTATTTCTTTAATCAGTGATGAGTTTTCTCAATTAGAGGCAACAGTCACTTCGTATGTTTCTCAAACTGGATTATTAACCATATCTCTATTTAATCAAGGCTACGATACTAAGACAGCATTAGATAAAATGTCTGGGCAATATATGATTTACAATGAAAAATTAAATGGTAGGATTACAAACCTCAAACAAGAAAAAGTTGATGGTGCTACCATAATGAATATCAATGGTGCTGATAAACTTAAAGAATTACTTGACCCAATTATAGAAAAAAATACATTGTTCTCAAAAGATATTGTGTATTCAACGGACAGCCCATATAATAAAGTCACAGCATTAGGAGCAAATGCAACAACTGAATTTACAAACAATACTTTGACTTTAAGTGGAAGCACTACACTAATTACAGGGGATAAAATATTTGCTAAGACGACTAGTGGCTCAATGGTATATCTTGGAGAAATATCTTCCGGTGGAACAGGAACTTCCTTTTCATTTACTACTACCTGTAAAGGAGAAGTAGACACTAAAGCAGCATATAAAACGTCAACAAAATATACGGTATTCAATAAAGCATTATCTTCTAATGCATTTGTTTCTTCTGCTACTAGTCTTTATGGTACTGCAAATAAAGGTCTTTTCTTTGAAAGTGGAACAACTTTAGTTAATGGCGAGGAAATTGTTTCTCTTCCATCATCTTCAATAAATACTACTAATCCAAAGTCAAGAGGATATTACTTAAGTGAAGCAAAGAACATGAAATCAGATAATCTCTTCCAAGCAAGATTAGATGATAATGCTTCAAGTAAATCATATTCCACCTTTGATACAGTTAATACACTTATTGATTTTAATATTCTTTCTATTCAAGAAGTAGAAGGAAACCAAGTTATTGAAATCGCTCCACACATTCCATTAACATTGGCTAGAGTAGATAATAACTTCGGTAATACACAAGATATTGATGTTAAAATTCCTTTAGGGACTTTAAGTTCTGCGGCTGTTGCTTCCAGTGGGAATACCTATTTAGAAACAACTTCAATTCTTAGTTTATCTAGCACAACATTCCCAAGAAGGTATCATGGAAAGCCTTTGTATATTTCTGATGTTTTTGCAGGATTCATAGTACAAGCCAATTATTTTGGTGGCAACACTACAATTAGAATTTATATTGATAGAGTAATACCCGATGCAGATAATGGCTCTACATTACACACATTAGATGGTGGTTTGTTAAGAGATGGTAATTCTACGACAAATACTACAAATGAAACGACTAAATTAACTCATGAACTTTCAATATTAAATGGAGCGCATTTACACGGTGGTAAGATTATTGCACCTTTACACCCAAGTAGGAGCGCATCTTCAAGTGATGATGGAATGTATAACATTCTGGATATACCTTATTATTTTAATACGGGTACTTATTCAAAAACATTTGCTGATAGAACAGGTGCTTCGTATTACAGAATTATTAACTTAGAAAAAGGTAATGTGAATAACATTAAATCCAAAGTGACCTCTTATGCTGCATTTGGTGATTTAACTTATTATGCAAGTATTATCAATAAGATTCCATATTACGCTTCTTCATATAAATTTAATCCTGCTTTCTATATTGATAGTGGATTACAAGATAATTTAACGGGTGTCAATAAAACAGATAATCCAGTTCGAGCGCACTCATTGATACAAACTAGGGGTTATGTTCCACCAAGCGGTTCTAAATTCTTTGATACTATTGTTCATCCAACGGGTTCTGCCGCACTATATCTTTTACCGCCCGACCCCCATACTAACACAAGTGAATTAAAAACACCCTATGTAGCCAAAGACATTATTCAACAACCTGACCCTAAAGTAGCAAGAATGTTTTTATTCGTAAATTCTGACTTAAGAGCATATTCATCAACAAGAAAAGACAGTCTATTGTATTCTGGACAAACTAGAGATATTACTTCTTATAACCTTCTTGCATTAACCGAACCAATAACAACTGAATCTTCAAACCCAAAAGATAATACTGGTGTCACAACTAAAACAATAACACATAAAGATGGTAATTATTCATCGACTTCAATTATATCCAGCGACAAAACACTTTCTTCCTTAAATCGCTTTAGTATGATGCGTTTAACTGAACTTTGTTTTGATTGGGCATTTAACCAATTTGACCCAGAAAATCCCCCTGCTGGTAATAAAACTCTTCCTGTGTTTTATTATCCACATGTTAGTATTGTTAGTTTAGGAAATATTTCTAGTATCAGTGGAACTCAAATTGATATGACCGCCATTATTACTATTGCTAATGGTGATTATATCTTGGATAGTGAAGGAAGGTATATAGGTACGGTTTCCTCTAGTTCTACAATTTCAGGTAGTTTTACAAGAATCGTGACTACCGCCACAGCATATAAAACAAATGGTAATGCTTACTTTACTGGCGCAGGTGCTCAAAAAGTAATAGTTGCTACTGCTGAAGAAAAGGCTTTAATTTCTGGACATGGAGAAGTAGATACCTTTGTTAGATTTGGTAAAGAAATACACATGCTTAGAAGTGTAGTTATTAACAATGCTGATGATGCTGTTAATAATGATATAGAAGGATATGGCACAAAAAAATCAGACGGCAGTAGTGGGGGTAGTGAATGGTCCGACCATTACGGCGTTGCTTTAGGGCATCAAAGCGCACCTGCTACAAAAGACCACAATACTTATGCTCCAATAGGAATAGAAGGAGATAGCAAATTAGCAGAATCTTCAGCACTAGACCATCATCCATCTAAACTTTTCCAATTATTTGATGATTTAGATGATTTTACTGCCAATACAGATGCGGCAGGAGTGACAAGTGCTGATGAACTGTATATTAAAAGTTGGTTGCCTGTATTTTTAGATAGATTTAAAATAGAAGGAGGAAGTCAATTAGTTGATTCTGGAATGGTTGGTGCTGAAATAACCGGTGCCAATAAGTATAGAGATAGCACTTCAACAAATAAAATAGGATTAGTTGGATTTGCATTAAATGAAAAATTTGCAGATAAAGAAACCTTGGACCATTCTGCAAATATAACTTATTCTAATACAGCAGATGGAGCGATGTTAGCATTCAAACCAAGACTAAAAATAGATACAAGTGCTCATTATGATGGTTCTAATAGCCCAGATAAAGCAATAGGAGCATCCGATATTATTAGGTATTTTATTCCTGCAAGTGGTGAACATACTTGGCTAAAGTTTGTTGATTTAACTGGAACATATTTAGCATCAACAATAGGTAAATATGTGGATAGCGGTGGAACACAGGGAAGTTTAACCACAGGCCAAACTAAAAGTCTTAATGACGCAACTCCAACAACATTAGCATATGTTATTTCTCACGAAATAGACCACAGCAACGGAACTGAAACTCACATTATTGTCACGGATAGAAGTTTAACAAGTGATTATTATAGAGTCCTTCAACCAAATCATACTTTTTCATATGATTATTCACCCAAAAAGATACAACTAAATACTCTTTCTTCTTCTTATACTAAAAAACCATACTCTCAAGAAATGTATAGTGGAATCAATGCATATCAATTACAAAATGCTAAAGGAGATAGGGATTTACAAGGAAATAATGAAGGTATTTTATCAATGTATGTTTTAGTAGACATTGAAAATTTATCCTCAGATACAGAAACTGTTGTCACTACTGACTCAATGGATAACATATTAGAAAATAAAAGTGGAAAGTATTGTGTGAGTGACGGAGAAAATGTATATTCTACTGAACTAACATATGAAAGCGTTTCTTCACATGAAAAGTTTATTTCCTTTTCACAAATTAAAGAAACAATTGGTGTAGTTTCAGTTTCGGAAATTACATCAATTACGGTTGGTGGAGAGTCACCAATTGACACCAATTCAAAAAGAGCCATGATTGGTTCTGTCGTTAGTATTTGCCAAGAAGCAGACGACCTCATAGAAGAATTGCTTGAAGAACAAGACACACCATTTACTATCACAAAAGAAACTTATCCTCTTTTCGTTGCTCCTAACTTTGACGGCATCAGTATCTTTGAAGCAATTAACTTCTTGCTAAGAAAGAAAGAACAGACCCTAATACAAAAGAATGAAACCTTTGAAATAAAACCAAAAGACTCATCTGGCTTTTACAATGACCTACTCATTAGCGATAACGGCGATATTAGAATCTATGAATACGAAGTGTTAGATAGCACATTTGAAGAATACAATGAAATCATAGTCAATGGTAAATCTCACAAATCTAAGAAACAAGACCTAAGAAGCGTTAAGAAGGTTGGAAGAAAAACACTCAAGGTCTTTGAAAGAAAACTAACAACTCAAGAAGAAGTTGATACGAGAGCAAAGGAACTTCTTATTCTACATAAAGGCGACAATAAAAAACTTAGAATTAAAATAGGACATAATAATATAAGCCAAATACAAGTT